ATCACCTTGCTTGTTGATACGGAAATTCGCAACATTGAACGAGCCATCATTGGCAACCTCGACGAATGCCATACCGTGATTCCAACGATTTACCCGCGCATAAGTAGGGGTCAAATCGCAAAGGCAACCCGTCGACCAAACGAATGTTTCGCTGTGAAACATATCGGTATCGGCATGTCCGCTGGTCTGATGGCTATGCCCTACCAAGACGGTGTGATGCGTCCGAAGGAACGCCCCTCTAGCCGGGTTGACTGGACTAAAAATCGATTTGCCTAATTCGTGCCCATGAAGAACCGGCAACTTACCAAGCATGATCGGCAATTGATCGCCAATCATTTCGATGCCGAGCCGCTTGCATTGCGTCAATTCATCGAGCCGAACCGCTGCGAGGTCGTAAATCTCAGGGGCGCGATTCCAGATGAAGTGATCCCATCGTTCCTCGTGATTACCTTGCTTGTAGATTATGCGGATCTTCGGGAATTGAGACCTAAGCCACTCAAGCCCCTCAATAACTAGCCTTAACTCTTCGGAGAATCGCCTGTGCTTTGGGTCGCGTTGATGCCGTGAGACTTGGTAAAAATCCGCAATGTCCCCATTGAGCAAAAGGCAATCCGGTTTCATCGCTTTGAGCTTCGCCACGGCCGCGCCGAAAGCAATCTCGGAGTGGTAGGGTATATGAACGTCGGATAGGATGCCGATGCGTTTGGCGTCAACCTGGACGGGTTCCCAAGGTTCTGCCAACGATGGTGGCATTTTCGGCACTTGGCCCGCTTTGCCTTTGGGCCTTGGTTGGGTCGCTTGATTGCGATTCTTTTTTCCGAGAGCCCCGCGAATATTGCGGATCATGCTCCTTGCGGTGTCGACCGTTGCAAACGTCTCCGGCCTTTCCTGCTTGGCTCGCTTAGCTAGCCCAATGTTCGGCGCATCAGGAAACTTTTTGCAAAGTTCCTCAAGGTACAATCGTCCCGCTGTTTTCGGTGGTGACCCCATCTGAGTTCCTCCAGATTTTATAGGCTTCTTCGATCGTGATTTCGGGCTTGCCGAGCTTCGCGTTGACTGCGTTGTGAAGTGCAACGCCCCAGGCAAAGAATGCCTCGGGGGATGAGAAATCGGGCGCGTTAACCGCTTTCCATTCGGCATAAAATCGCTTGCAAGAGCAACCATATTGGGGGATGAGTAGTTCCCACTCGGTTAGCTGTTCGATGGTTGATATGCTGCCATCGTGCAAGGATTCCCAAGCATTACGCACCGCTTCAAGCTTTTCTCGAAGCTTGCTTTTGCCGTCCATCTTGTACGATCGCTCGACGATGCCAGGGACACCGCTTACAACCTCGATGGTTTTTATGCGAATATGATTGTCCATGTCGGTGCATTCACGCAAAGGCTTTGGGTTGTGTTCGTGCAAGTGCTTGTATAGCTGTAGTCCGTAACGTCGGAAAACAGCGTAGCGAATCTCGACTGTGCAAACCCGTCAAGCCCGCAAGGCGATAGAAATTGACAGTCTTCAGGGTAAGGGTCTGGCCCAACTATGCAACCGCCGTAACCGCCGCCCTCGATAAGTTCCCCAGGCGTAAACTCATTAGATGCCGTTGTAAAGTAGCCTGATGTCGTCGATCCAAATCCGCATCTTGCGTATCCCGTGATCGAACTATCGCAAGAACCCTCGACAAAATCCAAAACCATTCGGCTTATCTCTGGGCAAAGACGATCGTCGGGTTCGTTGTCGCCGTAAAAATCAACGGTTGGGAATGGCGTTCCGCATCCGCTAAAAATATACTGCTCTTGCAATCCGTCGCATCGATTATCATCCCGCCACGTTTGCTCAACTACGTTGGCAGGCGCGCAATCGTAAGGACAGCCTGAGCCCGTAGCTGAGATACAAACCTGGGTTTGGTATTCCTCTCGGTTGCAAATCTCAATCGCGCAACCCTCTTCGGGTATCGCATCGTTATCAAATACTTCCGACCCTGTCGGCCATGCGTCATAGGTCTTAACGCGAGTGAATCGAAAGGTTAGCGTCATTGCTACAGGGGTGTCGCAGTCAAATTCATCCGGCAAGGTTTCCTCGCTGTCCTCGCACCCTAGCACCGGATCGCCCTGCTCGAAGCATTCGTTTTCGGTGCCAGCGACAACCTCCCAAGATCGAGCGTTGCCCGATATAACCATTTCTTGGTATCCGTAGTCATAAACGTAATCGGTCGACAAGACGAGCTTGCAAGTCGTCACGCCGTCGCAAGTAACCGCCTGTCTGCTTGCTTTTACTTCAATGTGCTTTGGCCGGTAGGTTACTTTTAACTTTTGCTCTTCGGATCCCGAGCAAGATGCCGAAAGCGTCCCTGCAAAAGTCCCGCCCGATTCGCAGCAATACTCTAAGGGCAACGGGAATGCTTGCTCTGTGCTGAACAATGGCGGCTTGACGTTAGTCGTCGCGTAAATGTCGGCCTCAAGCGTTGTCGAGTATGACGCTACATGATGCGACGCTAGGCAAGTTGTACTTGTCGTCGGCGTGCTGTTGAACGTAAAGATTTTGGTCGAGCAACATGGCGTATGGACCCAATCGCCTCCGGTCATGCCAGTGATTGAAACGCTAGGCAGTTCGCCGACTGGCAAGCATTCGCAAGGACAGCAACATCGGCCCATTGTTCCCATTTAGCAAACCTCCACGGCTAGCCATCGATTTCCGACCCGAAAGCACTTTAGCATTGCCCCATTAGCAACAGCCGACCCAGCGTTCAAAACCTCGATGTCTGTAGCGTACAAATCCGACAGTACCCTAGCGTCTGAAATTTGCTTGGCCCTCGCCGTACCTACCCCCAACGTGGTCCCCGCCCTAGCTGTGATCGTCGACGTAGCCACCGCCAAGATAGTATCGGCAGTCGATACCAAATCCGAGCTAATAGAGCCGCTTGGCTTCGTCGCTCCGATCATGCCGAGCAAGGCTTGGCTGTCCGCATTGTTGAAAGCGTAGAGCGTTGTATCGGCCATTTAGGAAGTCCTGATGATGGTGGAAAATTCGACTTCCTTCTTGCACCGAAAAACCAACTCGGCGGGGTTAGTTGCTTTTGCCCCTGATCCGTTTAAGGCCCCTATCATCGGGAAGTGCTTAGTGTCGTCCATATATCGCACTTTATTGCCACCGTCGAGATAGAACGGCCCAATGTCGGCCCGCTTTTCATCGTGCGTGTCCGGGTCATAAGTCACCTTGTATTTGGCTCTCCATGCTGCGTAGCCCGCATAGGAGCCTAATTCGGCCTCTTGAACCTCTAGGAGTAGGGTTCTAGCTGCAAACGTCTGGCCCAGTGCCGTGAACGCCGACTTGTTAACGATGTCGTTTCGGTCAAGAAAGTCCTTGAGCTTTAGCCCTGGGTCGTCGAACTGAACGAAAGAGAACTGGCAAAAGCTCGATGTATCGGTTAGCGGTTGATCGAATGGCGTACCGGCTGAATTGACAGGGTATTTAGCAGGCGTTGATCGATCCTTAGCAAGAACCTTTTCCTTCGTCACGAATGAATCGATCTTGAATATCGGGATCCATGTTGCCGGGTCTGGATTCGATTCTGAGTTCTGTTTTTGTTCTTCGGTCCCCGTTTGGAATCGAGCCGTGACTAGCCAGTAAAGAGCGTGCTTTTCTTCTCGATCGCAATCTACACTATCGCAAATCAAGCCTAATGGCCCGTAAAGCAATCCTGCCCGAGGAAGTCCAGGCGTATCGTAAAGGATGCTCTGGCGGTTGCTGGTAACTTGATCGGTCTTGACCCGATAGTTCCAAGTTTCGCCGAGGATGAGTTGAAAGCCTTGACCCTTGCGGGCAAAACCGGATCCTTTGCGTAATTCTGCGCCGACCAATTCGTTAGCCATTACCTTGCCCCCGCTAGTCTTGGTGCTGTCAATGCAAGCTCATTGGCCTTTCGAGCCTCGACTAGCATTTGATCTTGGTATTTTTTCCGCTCTGCTTTTTCCGCTGCGTCGGTTCGCTGATTAAGCAGGAACGCGAAGGCCTCTTTAGATCCGGCTTTAAGTGCAGGAGCAATATTTTTGGCGATGTCTGCTGCTGGGTCGGATAGTTTTTGCTGGACCTGAGCCTGCTTAGCTATGTTTGCCTGCCCCATCGACCCGGCTTGCTGCTCAGGCGTCAATTGAGCAAACAAACCTCGTAGCCTTTGGATTTCCGCTGTAGCCTTTTGCTTATCGCTCATCATTTCTTTTTCGATCGCCGCCGATTCGCTCATCGCGTCTTTGCGTTGCTTCTCGGCATCAACCATCTTTTGCATATTCTCGAAACGCTCGATATCTTGCTGCTTGTATCCGTCCCTGGCCTGCTTTTGCCGCCTTGCTTCATCGTCGCCTAGTGTGAGCTTGTCGTATTCTTCGCGAAGCTTGGATAGGTCGCCAAAAGCCTTTTTTTGGAATTCGGTATCGGCCTTGAGTGTGTTTACTCGAAGATTCTCGGCCTTAGTTCGCTCCATTTCAGCCTCAGCAAGTCGCTTCGATTGCTCGACTTGCTCGGCTTTCTTTTTGGCTATTTCGCCCTCTTGATTGGCCGCCCTAATTAACGCCGCTTCCCGGTCTAACTCCGCGTCTTTGATTTCCTGGCTTTTGTCTAGCGTCGCATTGAGGCCATCCATTACCGCGCCGACAAGACCCGAGGTTAGGTCCAGATTGCGAACCGACTTGGACGCGCTTTCGATGCCCGTACCGATCCCGGCAAAAAGCGAAGCGTAGGCATCCGAGGCTAGCTTGATGTTGAATCCGACAATCCCTCGCTCGCCGCCGCCCTCGCCTCCAATGCCTTCCCTGAGCATCCCAGTGACCTGTTTGAGCATCGGCATCAAGTCGGTTCCAAGGCTTATCGCTGCCGCCTTGATTTCGCTTTCCATCTTTGCGAACTGGCCCGACATGGATTGCGCTAGCCGCTCATTCATGCCGAAGAATAGCCCGCCCTCCGATGTGGCCGTCTGGAATGCCTTGGCAACCATTTCAGCCGATATCTGCCCGTCCTCCATCCGCTTCTTTAGTTCGACCATGCTAATACCAGTGGTCCGGCTTATTTCCTGTAGCGGATTGAACCCCGCATTGACCATCTGCAGAACCTCCTGCCCCATCAATCGGCCCGCTGCTTGAGTCTGCCCAAAGGCCAGGGAAAGGCTTTGGAACTTGTCTCGATTGCCAAGGCTGATCGCCGCAAGCCGCTCAAGGTGCTGAGATACCCGCGTCGACTCAACACCGAACTGCATCAACGTCTGCCCGGCCCTAGCGAATTCGCCGTAGTTTAGCGGGCTTTGAACGTCGAGGAGCTTGAACTCTTTTAGGAGTGTGTTGGCCCTAGATGCCGAGCCCGTCATGACCTCGAAAGCGATCGCGTTATTCTCAAGTTCCGTCGCAAGCAAAACGGATTTCTTGATCGCCTGAAACCCCGCCGCAATGCCGATGTATTGGCCCGCTGCCGCCTGTAGTGATCGAAGCGATATTGCTTGAGCATCAACCGTCCTCGATGCGTCTTGCGTCGCTTGCGCCAGTCGCTTGGTTGCTGCCGTTTGTTGCTCGGTCTGCTGAGTCGCGATACCGTACTTGGCGATTAGATGGTTTTCAGCCTGGACGAATTGCTGGATGGTTATCGCGCCTTCGCGTAGCCCCTTCTCAAACGATGCCATTTGAGCCCGGAACTTATCAAGCGGCGGCTCGGACTGCTTTAGGATGGCAGTCATGCTTCGTAATTCGGTTCGGGTGAATTCGCCGCCGTCGGCATTCATTCCGATTCGGATATTCGCTACGTTGATCGTCTGTGCCATAGCTACTTGCCTCCGAATCCAAACATCGATTTAACTTGGTTCGCCATCGCCTTGCAAGACTGAGCCGACTGCTTGAGAATCGACGCTGCGCTAACCCTTGGCCGATAGAAGCGATCCGGCATAAAATCCGATGCGTCTGGCGGTTCTTCGTCGGCGCGTGCGTAGAGGGGCAAATAGAGGGCCTCCAAGAGCTTTGCGGTTTGCATCCAGCGTTCCCCCATCGGTTCCACCATGTCCCACGCTAGCCACTGATTTAAGGCCCCAGCGGGTAGACTTTGCATCCACGCCGCCGGATCCTGGATTCCCCATTTCAGGCAGAGCCGGTACGCCACTTTTAGGCGTCGGCTCTTTCTGATTTTTTTGCAAGGGCCTCGATCTCCCCTTGGTCGTACTTGTTGATCTCTAGGCACTGATCGTAAAGAGGCCCGACAACCGACCTAGGGAGGTCTCGCAGTACGTTAGGATCCGTTACTACCCGCTGCCCTGATTCGTCTCGCAGGCAGTAGGCAACCATCACCCGCCGGTGTGCTGTCCAGTCATAGCCCTTTTTGGTCTGCAATTCGACCTCCATGTTTGCCGCATCCGATTCGGATAGCTCATGGATGTAGTATTGCTTTCCCTTGACCGTGACAGGCTCGACGGCCAAATCACGCTTTGCCAGTGCAAGGAAATCGTCCTGGTTACTCATCGTCCTCTTCGTCCTTTGCTTGCGCGATTGCTTCGAGTGCTGCCTTAACAAACGTACGCGAAACTTGCTCAGGTCCAAGCACTTTGGCTGGATAGCCTTGGATCGCTTCGAGTTGCATTTCGAGCGAAGCGATTTCGTCAGCCGTCAAGGCATCATGCGGGAATTCGAATATCGCTAGAATCTGTGGCGATTCACCAAAGGGCAAATAGCCGACAAGTTTACCGCCAACGCGGATCTGGCACTGGTTCAAGTCCCGCTCGATCCCAGTAGCCAACGAAATACCACGCTGGCGATTCAGTTCAAAAACCATCTTCGATCATTCCTTAGGCAGGGGTAAAAGTAATATCGGTCGCGCCGTCGAATTGGAGCTTGTACGAGCCCCTCATGACTTCGCCCTTGGCAAGCTTTGGCGTTTTGACTTCCTTGACGAAAGCAGTCCCCTGGAACGATCCGGCCCCCGGGAGGGTGACCGTAACGGAAATTCCAGCGTAAGGCTCCGAGGTTGGAATCATCGCGGTTGTGATCGGAATCGCCGCTCCGAGCCAGTTAAACACAACGTCAACCTCTGGATTCTTCCGAAGGTCCGAAGGCCGAAGGGCCTCGAATCCGGCTGTGTCGAGGCTCGTAATATCAAGCGTATCGACGCTGATCGTCATTTCGCCGATCGAAACAACC